GTGTCCATCCTCCGTTGAATACTAATCTAAACGCAGCGTCCAAATCTCTAGGGTCTTTGAGGTTGAACTTATGCGTTGTAGCAGTTCCACCAACAAATGGGTAGATGGCCTTCATTTTAGTCCAAATGTTATCCGACTTCAATCCTTTAACAAGGTTGTCAATCGCAGCTTGTTGAGTAGGGTCTGTAATTGCAGCAGCAGTAATAAAAGCCTGTGCGTCAGGGTCAGTAGTAAGTCCTACAATGTCAGTAGCGCCTGCCCAAGATTTAGCGTGAGAATCACCCCAAGCAATTGCGTTGTTCGCGCCTTGACCCCAACCTATTGCGTTGTTTGCTGCGCCATCTCCCCATCCGTTGCTATTTGCCATCTTTTATAAGTTTAGTTAGAAAAACACGGAGTTTCTCAATGTTTTCTTCTTTTGGTTTGTAAGTTCCTACCTTAGTTCGTGTTTTCATATGTACCACCCGGTGTAATTATTTGCTGTATCAGGGTACATATCCCCGTTAGAGTTTGTAGTGTACTCAGGAAACAAGTCATTTCTAAATACAATGTAATCAATGAAACGCTCCGTGTAGTGCTGCGCAATCTGACGTTCTTTCTCAATCAAGAAATCTACTTCGTTTTTCTCTACGTTTTCAGAGTTCTCAGACGAATGTTTATAGACACCTTTGTTAGCGATTGTGTAAGCTGCGAAAGGTAAGTATTCAACCATCGCCCAATGAATCAGCATAGGCTTTACATACGTCTCAACTAAGTTTTCGTAGTTACCGGTAAGCGTACCTGCGATAATATCAGCCTGTATCTTCTGAAGTAACTTAGTGCCTAAGTAGTTTTGAATGTGAATGTCCTGAGCGATTTTAATGAACTGAATGAACTTGTCAGTATCTACGTTGCCATTCACCGCAGTAAACCTCACCAAATCGTCTCGTGTTATAAGTAGTGCAGTTGCCATTATTAATCGTTTTTAGGTAAGTAACCTCTCGTTGGTGTGTCAATAGGACGTGTAGAAACCAAAGCCTCATTCTTGACAACGTAGCCTAATTTCTCAGCTTTACGGACTGCCACTTGCTTTAATTCTTTGCTACCTATGTTCAATGCCTTACCTGAGAAAGTTGCATAGACTTGTTTGTTCCATCTATGGTGACAATTTGCACCGCCTTTGTACAACCAAATGTCATAAGTAGCAGCGCCTCTAGGACCAAATCCTGCGTTCACTTGTTGACTGCTCATTTTTTGGATATCCTCTTTGCGATAGATTTTTTTTGCTTCTATCATCTCAGTACAAAAGTCTCTAGCCTTTCCACTCTTACCACCGGTCTCACCTTGATAAACATAGCGAGTAATAAACTTGATTCCGTCAATTACCTTATCTTGTCGTGATGTGATGTTAGGACGTGCATCGCCTGTGCTTACAAGCTCAACTAACTTTGAAAATAAGCTCTTTTTAAGGTCTTTAGAGAGCATTTCATTCTCCGAATCGTCCAAGTCATAGTCTACAGGTGCTTCGTCTATTAGAAGCCAATTAGCTTCAGGCTCTTCACCGAGTTCAATCAACGCTTTTGCAACGTCTTTACTCAGGTGATTGTGTTTGCTTAGTTCAGTTCCTGTTTCTTCAGCTACTTGTTCTTGGTTTTGAGCGTTTTCTAAATCCGTAAATTCAAGCGGTTTAAGCGTCTTAAAGAATAAATTGAGGGATATGCCGTTGTAAGACAAAATAGTGTCTAAGGCTTCAAGTATTTCGTCCTGAAGCGGTTTAATTACCATGTTGTTAAACAAGATAAACGAGTTTTGAAGCTCATCAGCGTTAGAACTAAATCCGTTAGCGCCTGCAATACCAAAAAGTAGCGGTGATGTAACGTTGTGGCCTAGCATGATTTTACGCATACACTCCTCACTTAAATATGTGTAGTGTTCAGGAGCATCGTTTAAAGGTAAATCGTCTACTGTAGTTTTCGTGTCCATGTTGTCATTGAACGCTACGATTACTTTCTGACCTTTAGAGCCTGTCAGCTTGCTTAAAACCTTGTTTGTGATGATAGATTGCTGCTCCTCAGTAGGCACTCCGTTGTTGAAGTTGACTACCTTAGTTCCTGAGAATCCGTTTTGAACCTCATTAATCAAGTAATCAGCAATTTCCTCTTCCAATAGTGCGTAAGGAACTGCACCTTGATAGTCAGGGTAAGCGTAATACTTCATACCAACTGCGTAAGGCTTTGAGAATAGAATCTCAATCTTATCTTTAGAATATCCGTAAGCAGGGATTCTTACAGGTGGATATTTCTTTACATCAGTCCAATCGTCCGAATAGTAGTACGCTTCAATTTCTCCGTCTTTATTGCATTTCTCAGCACGCAACAAGTTCACCGGCATATGGAAAGCCTTTAGGATTCTATCGTGCTTGTCGTTGTAGTGTACTTGAATAGCGAACTGACCAAGCATCTTGCGGTCAATAGCAATTTTGCGTAAACATTCTTTTGAGAACATAGCCATAGCCTGAGCGTACTCATTAGGCTTACGAGAAGCATCTACTGCAGACAAACCACGTCCGTAAATTAAACGTGTAATGTTGTTGATGATTGCATTGTTGGTGGTGCTGTTCGTGTATCTATCCAATAGGAATTGGTAGTAATTGTTGTCTTCTCCGTAATCTACCCAAGCATCACGTTTGCTCTCCTGAATAACAGGAGTAGTGTAAGCCGATAGATTTAAGACGTGTACGTTGTTACTCATAAACTATGAACGTATTTGTGGTGGTGTTAGATGTATACTCTCCGTTGTTTACGGAAAATGAAACGATGTTTTGGTCAGTACAAAAGATTCTATCCTTGTAAACGATGTCCGTGTTTTTGTACAATACCAAGTCATAAAAATGACCTTCAATTAAATCAAATTCTGCGGTGATTGTGTTAACGTAGTTTCCTGACGTTTGTGATGTGATAGCTATTGTAGCCGGTACGTTTGTTTGGTCATCAGTCAAAACCATTGAGGTAGGTGTATCTCTCGGGATAAAAGAAAACGTCTGAGCTGATGTAGATGTGGTTAGTACAATCATATTAAATTAACTAACAGCAATGTATTTTGTTTTAAAAGCAAAAAGGGCAGCCAAAGCCACCCTTCTCACACGCTATGAAGAAAACGATTAAGCAGTTACAATAGTAGTTGTTGCACCAAAGACATCACCTGCTGAACCTGTAAGACCTGCCTCAGATGTGCAGTCAAGAAGATTAGCAAGCAAAGTTTCTTGAGCTACGAAAGTCAAAGTGTAACCATTAAGGTCGCCCATTGCAGTACCATTTGACACGTTTGCAGTAGTCAACTCGGCACCATGCTCGAGACCCATAAGGAAGAATTGGTTGTTGCGGTTGCGAACTACAATTTGTGGACGTCCGTAAGCTAACAATTTAACCGACTTGTGTGTAGTAGCATCTTGCTTTTTCAAAGTCATTGTTAAAGTTTGCTCAACGAATGTAGTTCCGTTCTCACGGGAAGAGGTTACAACTTGCTCAAAAGAGTTTGTTCCTTTGAGTTCGTATTTGTATAGGGAAGTTACGTTGGCGATAGTGTCGATAGTATCAGTACCGGCTACATAGGCAACGTCTACTTCAGGGTTAAAGTCACCATAGTTAATGAAGTATACCGTTTCAATACCACCAACGGCATCTTTACATACTTCTAAGCGACCATTTGCTAAATCACAAGACATATTTTTAGATTTTAAATGTTATAAAAAAGGGAGGGACTTGCCCTCCCCTGTAGTTTAAGTTAAGCTAATATTAGTTAGCAGAGTTTGTGATTCCGTAAGTAACAACATCGGAAGCAAAACCGTATTTAGCATCAGCAGTAAAGCGCATAATGACACGAACGTTTTGCGAACCATCAAGGTCACCCATATCCAAAACTTTAACTTCGTTCATATCGTTCAACAAACCAGTTGCGAAGTAAAGGTTAGATTTTTGTGTAAGCAATGCAGTGTTGTTAGCAAGACCGTTAGCCATAAATACACGAACACCATCAAAGTAAACATCACCTAAAGTTTGGTTTGTACCTTTGTTGTCGTAACCGTTAGCACCTACACCTGAAGCAGCGAAGCCACCCAATGCACGAACATAAGCACGATAGATGTTAGAAGAAACGTAGAGTGTCAAGTCTTCTTTACCATAAAGGGCAGCAGGACAAGCGTCAACGATTTTACCAAGCTCTGTGATTACGTTAGCAGCAGTAACAGTAGTACCTGCAACTTCTTGAGCAGATGGCAAAGCAGCATCAGTAGTCAATTGTGTCATAATACCTGCGAACTGACCTGCAGTTGCGTTAACACCTTGCCAAATTGAAGTCTCCATGCCTGCGGCAACTTTCTCGGCAGCGTGTGCGATTAAGAAGTCAGCGAAAGATTTAGGAAGAACGTCAAATGCAGAGTAACCCATTTGAATGGCATCCCAATCCGATCTAAAGTCTGACTTACACAATTGTAACGCAACTTGGAAGCTCTCGGGCTGTAATATCTT